TACTAAAAATTAACAATCTTGGTTTTCGATTTGCTAATTATCTATAACTTTCTTCAATTTACCTTAATATTTATATATTCTGCTTCATCCCCTTAAGTATTTATATTAATTCATTATTAAAAATACAAACTTTAGCAAAAATTCTTTATTTTTCTATAAATTATCTGTATCTGCTAAATTCCCATGTTTTAGTCATCTTTTTTTTGATTTTCTTTCAATTCATCTTTCATTTTTTCATAACGAGATTCTTGTTCTACTGAATCCGGTTGATCAACACCTGTAAATCTTGCTTCTTTTTCTACAGAATCAGGAGGAGTACCAAATTCTTTTTCATACACGTCTCTATCAACTGCTTCTGGTGTATCAATCAATTTTGCTTTCTGGTCAGATAAATCTAATTGTTCACCATCAACCATTTCTTCATTTGATATGTCTTGTTCTTTCAATTGTTCAACAATTTTATTAAATTCTTCCACAACATTTGTATCAACTTCAGCAGGTTCTTCTTTTAATTGTTCGACAAAAGAATTGAATTCTTCTTTAGATTCAATTACCGAGATTTGTTCAGATAATATTGTATTAACCATTTCATTAAAAGTGATATCTCTTTCATGTGCCAATGCAGCAATAGCATTAAATTGGTCTGGTGTTAAATCAAGTTGAATTTCTTCTGTACCCGCATATGTTTTTACAAAGTCAAGTTCTTCATTATAATTAACTGGAAATCCACATGCTTGTAAAAACCCTTTAAACATAGAAAATAAATCTTCAAGAGTTAAATCGTTATACTTTGATTGAACCATAATGTCTACATGGTCATTCTGATTTTTTTCATTGTGTGTTTTAATAAACTTATACATTTTAAAACTCCTTTTTTTATAATTAATAATTATGCACCACATCCACAATATCCACAATCACCACAAGTAAAGCATCCAGATTGCATAATAATATTATCACTATTACATGAAGGACAACGAATACCAACGATGTGTGTACCATCTTCAATGGTTTCACCAATAAATTTTCTAACGGCTGTTACCAGTGTGCTCACGGTATCACCGTTAATATCTCTTAACGCAACGAGAATATCTTGACGTGGGATATTGTGTCTAAGACACAGGCTAACCATACGTGCAAGTCTGTTTGTCGCATTATCACCAAGACATTTATCCCATGTATCTTCAACAATTTTAATACTGATACCACAATCAACTGCCAACTTACTAAGTTTTTTACATGCTTTAGTTGACAAACGAACATCAGTTTTACTATTTGTAGTAATCCACATTGCTATAGGGAATTTTTGTTCACCATCTTCGGGAAGATAACTGAAATGAATATAGAATTTCATACCTTCACGTTTGATGGTTTTTGTTGGCCCATTTACAAATGTTTCCGGCAACTTAACACCATTCTTTATAATCTCATTCTTTTCTTCAGCAGTTTCTAATTTTTCCATTACTGCTTCCATTGAACCAGTACGATAAGTGGTAACACCAATCAATCCACGTTTCCATGCTTCAATATAAAGTTCTTTAAATTTTTCAAATGAATATTTATTTGGTAAGTTTATTGTTTTTGAAACAGATTGGTTACAATAATATTGAACTTTTTCCTGAATATTGAGATGGTCTTGGATGTCTAAATCTGTTGTAGTAACCAAGAAATCGGCTTTTTTATTTTCAGGAAAATTGTCAAGAATCCACTGATAACCATAATCACGAAGAGTGTAAACTTCACAGAGACCTCTATTGTGAGGTTCGTAATAATATTTCTTACCTTCATATTCGCCCTCCCAATAGGTGAAATCTTTTTTCTTTTTTTCTTTAAAAATTTCTTTAAGATTTTTTGAATTTAATCCTTCAGGAAAACTACACATCACTTTACGTTCTGTTTCTAAATCAAACACCGGTTCAATACCATTACTGACATTATCACAAATAACAGATGAATTACCCAATGGTGGATTAGTAGTTGTCTTTGCATTGCGTAAACCATTTTGTTTAATCAATTCTTTTGTTTCATTAGTTAATCTATCAGATTTAAAATAATCTGTTTTACTCAATTCTTCATAATTGTAAAGAGGAAATGTACCTTTTTCTTTTGCTAATAATGCAGATGATTGCATTGTAAAATTTTCTTTTAACATTTTAAGTTTGGCTGTCATATCAATTGCTTCTTTAGAATTGTATGGAATACCCAACATAATAAACATTGACCCCAATCCATTTAATCCCATACCAAATTGTCTAAGATTTTTAACAGCCCATGAATATGATGGAAGAGGAAGTTCAGTTAAATCACAAACATTGTCAAGCATTCTTGAATATGTTAATATATCCTTTTTATATAATTCCCAATCAAAACATAGAACACCATCACAAATTTCAACATATTGTGTTAAGTTAATAGAACCAAGAAGACATACAGTTGACATTATCGGATTTCCCGGTATCTCACCACATGGATTGGTTGCATTACATTCACCAAGATAAGAAATCGGGTTATTTTTATTCATATTATCAACAAAAATAATACCCGGTTCTGCTCTATTATATGTTGATTTCATGATAAGGTCATAGAGACGTCTTGCTTTTACTCTTTTAACAATTTTACCTTCCCATGTTAAATCCCACGTTTTATCTTCTTTACAACACTCCATAAAATCATCATTAACAGCAACACTCATATTGAACTTTGTCAATTTACCAGACTCTTGTTTTGCACGAACAAATTCTTCAATATCTGGATGCCAAACTGAGAGACATCCCATCATTGCACCTTTACGTGTTTCTTTTTCAACTATACCGAAAAACTCTTCACGTTCTTCTTTAGTTGTATAGTCTTTCAATGAATCAAGATATCCATCATTATCACCCTTTACAATGCATCCTGCGACTGAATCCCACACTTCCATATAAGATATTACTCCGGGATGTCTAATTCCAGTACCGTTGATTATAGAGCCTCGTGGACGTATAAAATCAAAGTTTAATCCATATCCTCCCTCTGAAGCAAGAGTTTTTGCTTGTTCCATTATTGTTAAGAATATGTTTGTTAGATTATCTGGAGTGTCTGGTGTTTTAATTTTGATTTTATTTTCAAAGTGTTCATTTTTTCTGACGTAAGATATCATTGCATTTTTAACGGGGCCGTTAATAAAACAATTCATAAGTGTTGCATTGTGATAATCCGTTCCAATGTTTGTTGTTATTCTACCACCTGGACTACATTTAATTCCTAACGGGTTTCCCTCTTTGTCAAATTTTATTAATGTGTTTAAGAAGATGTCATACCACTCATCTGGATTCTTCTCATTGGATGCCAATTCTCTTGCTATTCTTTGAAATGTACCCAATGGTGTTTCTTTTTTGTATTGGTACTTGTTCTCCCAATTGTTATATGCAATTGATGTTTTAAAGAAATTTTCACTCATTCCTATCTTGCCCCTTTCCACAAATCTTTCTCTGTTATAATTTTAAATTCAAACCCATGGTTTTTACAATATTGTTCGGTAGCATCCCATTTATTTTTGTTTTTAATCCACCGTAGTGTTTCGTATATAAATCTTTCTTGGCGTTTTTTATTTTTAATTTTTGGTTTGTCTGGTTCTAATGTTTGTTTATATGGTTTTACTTCAATGATATATTTTTTAATTCCATCTTTTGTTTTTATTTTAGCAATAACATCCGGATAGTATCTGTGTATTCTTTGGTCAATTTCATACCGATAAGGTATTGCTAATGATTCGATGTTCCATTCAATAACATTGGTATTGTAATCAAGCCAATACATCACACGAGATTCCCACGACGAACGATAAAATGGTTTACCTTTTCCAACATATTTTGATTTATATTTGGGATTATAATAACCTTGACTATACTCTGTATTACTTTTCATTTCTATTTATGTTCCATTGTTTTTTATAAATAATATTATTTAATTTTTTCTTATTAAACAAAACTTGAATATTTATATATTTTCTTTCTTAAAATTCATTACTTTTTCATAATTTTTTAATATTTTTATCATCTGTTAAAATACAAATTAATTTAATTCTAACCAATAAAAAATATATTAATCATTTAACTCAATTGTTTAAAGTACCCCGATACGTCATTCCAATCTGACAAGTGTTTTAACATTTTATTTCTTTTAAAGAAACCAATAATATTTTTTGGTTTTATTTCTTCTATTCCATAAGTTTCATATGTATTTATAATCGGATTTTTTATAGTATCTGGAATACATTCAAGATTTATTAATGTTTTATTTCGTTCATAATTATCTTTAATCATTTGCTTTTCTTGTTTAATAAAATAATCAATTTCTTCCTTTGTCAATTTTGGTCTGTCATCATTAATATAATTACCTTCATCATCAATTTTTTGACAGTACACACCAATATCATCATCATTCATCCATTCACTTGGTTTCATTTTTCTGTTAACTTTAATTTTCAATGTATCAATATATTCATCAAGGCCGATATTAAAAATCTTTGAAGCTGTTATTGGACCAACACCACGTCTGACACCTTTAATGTTATCTGATGAATCACCTTGAAGAATTTTTAACTCTAATTCTGTTTCAGGATTAAGACATTCAACAAGGTTCATTGTCTTAGGGTCATATTGATTGACATTAGGATGAGCGAGTAATTGATGCATATCACCATCATTAGAAACAATAATTATTTTATCGGTTTTAAATATATCATTAGAAAGAACTCCTATGATATCATCACCTTCAGTTCTTGGCAATTTTATTACATATACATTTGTAAATGTATTTTTTATATCATTGATAAATTCTTCAAACACTTCAAAGAATCTATTCCAATCAATTTGAATTTTATTTTTTTCTCTTGCATCTTTACGGTGTGCTTTATACGCATCATAATAATCGTATCTCCAACTTCCCTTTTCATCAAATGCCAAAATTAATTTGTCTGGATTATATTTTGTTACAACACTAAAAATGCTGTTTAATACATTATGTCTCCATAGATAAAAATCAACACCATCATCTGGATTATGAAAAATTGTTGAATACAAACATCTATATGCAATATTATGACCATCAATAATCATGACAGTTTTTTCTTTGTCGCCAACAAGAACATCACCATCATCCACAAATACATTATCTAAATCACTCATAATTTATTCCTTAATTTTTAATTATAAAATTTCTTACTAAAATATTTTCAGGATTGGCTTTAGTAACTCTATTGAAAATTTTGATTGTTTCTAAACTTAAATCTCTTAATTCAACAATTCCATATCTCAATTTCAATTCAGTTTGTAATAATTTCATACAAAAATATGCATCAACTAAATCTTCTGATGGAGGTTTATATGGTGTTAAGTGACTCAAATCTGGTTTGAATTTTTCTTCGTATTTGACATAAGCATCACCCATTTCAACTTTAGCCGAATTTCCATTACCAGTTGCGAACAGTTTTATTGTGCTTGGTTCATATATTCGTAATGCTTTATGTCCTTCATAAATTCCTAACTTTGTACACATTGTTGCTTCTGCAATATCAAACACTTTACCTTTGGCTGCGAGGGCGTACCCCTCTATGGCACAGTAATCAACATCTTCAATAAATTCGATAATGTGGTCTCTCATCCAAACTGCTTTTTCGATATCATTATTAAATTCGTTCTTATGATAGAATATAAGATTAGAATCTAATTTAGTTGTTTTCTTAACACTTGTAAATCCTCTATATTCAGTATTTATGATTTCAAAATTTTTATCGATGTTTGATATCATAACACCCGGAGAATTTTTACTATAATCTATTCCTGCAATAATCATTATGCCTTCCACGCAAAAAATAATTTATGATGACTATTATTTGTAAAGTATTTTTTTAACATTTCAAATGTTAGTTTTCTTATACCTGCATTATTATATATGATAAAATCATTAACATCTTTGATTTTCTTTCTACATGGATAGTCTTTTAAAAATAGTTTCCAATTGAAAACATATTCACCACGTTTTATTAATAACATTCTTGATTTTTCTTGTCCACTTTTATCATTATCAAATAAAAAATATTTATGAGTAATATTTGCTAATAATTCTGATTTATCTTTTAATCCTGTCAACCCTATGCTATTCTCAATAAATATTGAATCTATTGGGCCTTCGAGAACCACAACTGGTTTATCTTTATCAATATTATAAAAATTATAAATCGAATTTAAATCATCGCCTGCACGTGAAAGATATTTACAATTACTATGTTTTCTTAAATCTCTTCCTTGATAATAATAAATTTTTCCGTTATTATCATAAAACGGAATTATTAATCTATTTTTATAAAATCCATCTTCAACATAATACCATTTCATATAAACTGATTCAGGGATTAATCTTTCTTTACAATATTCAATTAATTTTGGATATCCTTTTATGCTTTTAAAAAAGCTGACATCGTTCTTTTCATCATTTTTCTTTTCTAATTTTTTAATTTTTATTTTGTTAATTTTTTCTTTCAATGATTTTACATTTTCTGAATGTTTATCAGACATTTTTAATTTTGTAACTTCCTTCATTACTCTTTGATATTCAAATGGGAAGTATGATTTTAACCATGTCTCAACAGTCATGTGTGCGTTACAATCACCATTATAACAATGATACACCCACGGTATTTGAGATGTATATATGTGGCCTCGTTTTTTAGACATACTCTTTTTGCTATCGCCACATATATGACATCTAAAATTATATGATGTTCCCGAATAGTAAACATCAGTGAATTGTGTAGCTAAAATATTTTTAACTTCCAATTCAATAAGAAGTTGTTTTTCTAAATCAAAATGACTCATCAATAGTCCTTTTTAAACAAGGGGGAGATTAACTCCCCCAATCAATCAATTAATTTTCTTCAATTGTCATGTTGTCGAAAAAATCTTTATCATCTTCTTCAGCAAAAACTTCTTCATCACTAAATTCTTCTTTAGTAGTTTTTGGTGGTGTTTCAGTTTTTGTTTCAGTCATATCTGCATTAGCAATTGGTGTATTAACTGGTGCAGTTGTTTCACCAATAACTTTATTAAATTTTGCTTTCAATTCTTCATATGATTTGAATTGTTTAACATCTTTAAATTCAGCTAATGGATATGCTTTTGACAATACTTCTTTTTCTTTTTCTTTACTACCGCAAATCTCTTCAAGACTTGATTCGTTTTCTGAAAAGACAGATGCGTCATAATTAGGAAGTAAATCATTTCCAACTTTAGTCTTTTTAATTTTAAGATAAAAATTTACACCTGCATTTTCATCAAATGGGACTGCACCTTCGTCAATGGTTTCCATGATTTTATCAAAAATCTTTTTACCAAATTTGAAAAGGAAAACTTTACCTTCATTTGCAGGAGTCTTTTTGTCTTCAACTACAATAATATTTGCGTAGTAATTCAATTTTCTAAGACTTCTTCTGTTTCTAACGTCTTGTTCGTGTTCTTCCCACAATCTGTTATTGTCTTCACAAACAGGACATTGACCACCAATATTTATTGGACAATTATCAATATACCACCCACCAATACCTCTGAAGTAGTGAGTATATTTACTTACAAACGGAACATCAACATCTGGAGCAGGAAGAAAGCGAATAGTTGCTTTTGCCGTTCCATCATCTTTGTAGTCTGGCATATAGATACGAGAATCTTTGTAGCTACCGCCTTTGTTTTGTTCCTTCATTGTCTTGATGACTGATGACCAGTCTTTTTTAAACTTAGGCATTTTTTACCTCCAAAAGTTTAATTTAAAAATTTAAAAATAATATTATTTAATCTCTCAAAATGGAGATATTCTTTACTTTTTGAGTCGATACTTTGTTTATCATTTGTAAATATTTTTTTATAATAATACATATAAAAAATCGGACTTATAAAACCTTTTTTAATCAAATTATACACAATATTTTCACCATTGTTATTAATTTTAAAATAATCTTGAACCTTAGTAATATTAAGGGACTTATTAATGGAGATTAAAAAATCGACATCTGCATTAAATTGTTTCCTTGTAAATAATTTCTTTATTTCTTTTATCCTATTCAAGTTTAAATTTTTGATTCTAATTTTTTTGCTAACAAATAATGATTCATACATATATGCAATTACGAATTGTTTATGTGTATAATATCCATTTTCAATATTATTATAAATTTTACTGCAATACATTTTTGTATAAGAATCCGCATATCTAAAACTTGATTGGGCTACATATTTAAAAATTTGATTTTCAATATTACTAACGTCTAAACTTGATTCTAATTCATTATATAGTTTATTTATTCTTGCATTACAATCAACCCATGCAACGGTGCCTTTATTGAGTTTAGCTAATTTAATTTTAACATTCTCAAGTTTTTTACCTATGTTTAAGGTTTTAAATGTAATAGATTCTAATTTCTTTACAATTGAAAATATTAAATGTGTAGAATTTTCCATACGTACCTAATATTTTAAATAATTCATATCAACTGTTTCAAAATCAATATTGTATCTTTCTGATAATTCTGTTTTGATTATATACTTAGAATCACCATCAAGAAAATATAAAATCTTTTTAATACGGGTAAAATCCTCAAGAAATACTACTGAATCTGATAAATGTATACCATGAGATTTCTTAATTTTTCTTAAAGTTATATTTAAGTCATTTTGTGTTTCATTGGTATAAATTTCACTCTCAAATATAACTTTCAATCTTTCGTAAGTATACCCGCATTCTTTTAAAATTTTAAAAAAATTCTTTTTTTGTATATTGTCAATAATATTTTCTTCTGATTTATCAATACTTAATGCTTCTGTTGATATCATACCCATTCTTTCAGACATTATATTCTCCTATTATTCCCATTCAATTAATTTTTTTTCTTCTTTGTCAATATCATCATTTTTAATATCTGTAATCATTGATATAGCTTCTTTTGCTTTTTCTTTTTTAGCTTCAGATGTTCTTATTTCCGCATATTGAATTTCCGCAACAGCATCATAGTCATCAGTTACTTTCATTTTTTCATAATTTACATTTACAGTTAATTTCACTTTATTAATCCCGTATCTATTTTTAAGGACATCCCAAATGAATTTTCCCTGTTTTCTAAATTCTTCTGATTGTGTGATAGCAATAACAACATCAGCTGTTTGTACATAACCAAGAGAATCACCAGTATTTTTTAAATCAATTTCAGATGCACCAAATCCATCTCTATTAGTTTGTATAGCAGATATGATTGGAACATCATAATCAATAGCAACACCCCGAACTTCCATCGTGACTTTACCCATTTCAGTATAGGTATTATCAGAACGAACACGGTATATAGAATTCATGTTTCCAATTTGGTCAAGATAAATCACATCTGGTATAAATTTTCTTAATTCTAATTCCTTTAATAAATTTCGAATAGTATTTGCGTTCATAGCTTTTGGTGGATATTCTCTAATAACTAATTTATCACCAAATTTTGTTTTTATATCTTCATACTTTTTATGAAATTTATCTTTTGTAATGGTTTTTAAATCTTTTATAGGAATGTCCCATAAATTTGCAAGCATTCTTACACCAGTATCGTTTTCTGACAATTCACATGAAATGTATAAGACATTTTTATTTGATAAAACATTACCAACAGCCATTGATGACATCACTAATGATTTACCCATATTAGTTTCTGCCATAAATAGTGTTAATGATTTTGCATGTACACCACCATCAATTTGTTCATTAAGACGTTTGATGTTTGTTTCAACAATGTGTTTCTTTTCATGTAAATGTTTATACATCCGGTCTTCGGATTTAAACAAATTTAAACCAATGTTCTTGTCAAAAGAAAATGCGTATGCATCTCTTAATTTATCGGGTGAGTCTTTACTCCCATTTAAACCATCTTCCTCACTTAAAGACATTATCGTTCCATAACAAACATTAGAAATCATGTTCTCTTTAATGAATGTTTCTAATTCATCAAGTAAATATTCATCATCATATTCATCTGAATTGATGGACATAATAGTTTCTTTAAGATGAGTTCGTGGTTCTTCTTTTAATTTTAATAATGATTCTTGAGCTTTAGGAAATTTATCATACTTTTCTAAAAAGGCAAGTATTTGTTTTACAATTTCCCTGTTTTCATCTCTATCAAAAAGGTCTGGTGAGAGAAAAGGTAATATTTTTTCTCTCACAACTTTTTTAATGTAAAGAAATTTTATTAACAAATCTTCATAAAATTTCGGGTCTTGTGACATTAACAGTATCCCTATCCCTCTAACAATTTGTCAAGGTCTTTTTCATTTTTCAATAAATCTGATTCATCATCAAATTGATATTTATTTTCTAAATATTTTCTAAAATCAGTTTCATTAAACAACGGCAACCAAAATTTAGAATTGTAAATATCAATTTCTTTTAATGGTTTATCATCTTGAATGTGTGCTCTGTAATATCCTTTAGATTTACCTACTTTACCTTCAAGAACATAACCACCTTCAATTGCATCTGGAAGAAGACCATAATATGTATCAATAAGACCATGTTGTTTAATTTTAAATTTCAATTTAGATTGTTCTTTTGAAAATCTTGATTTATATGTTTTTGCTGTTATAATATGACCAAGAAGTTCTTTTTCTTTATCTCTATCTTTTGCTCTTGTTTCTCCAAGAACAACAGAATCACAATTAAATATAATTTTTCTTGCACCCGGAATAGCAAGCATTTCACCAAAACCACCAATGTTATCATAAACATGGTTAATAATAAACCAAGTTGCCTTTGTGTTAAGAATAATGTTTGCTAATTTATTCTTTTTCTTAGGTTCTGTCATGTCCATAACATCTTTACCTGCTAATCCATCTTCAATGGTTTTTGATGTTACAAGTGTTCCCCAAGAATCCATAACACATAATATGTTTTCTCTTTCTTCTCTTGTCATTCCTTCAAAAATATTAAGAATAAACGTAATAAGTTTTTCAATACTATTGTCCTGAAAAACGAACAAGTTATCATGACTCATATCAATACCAAAAAGTTTAGCTGTTTCGGGACTAAATGCTCTTTCGGTATCAATAATAATTACCTGCATTCCCATTCTTTGTGCTTGACTGACAAATGATAATCCAATTAAAGATTTACCCAACATTGATGGTGCGGCAATCATTGACATTTTGCCTTTAGGAATTCCACCCTTAACTCTACCACTGAATAATAAATTCAATGTAATTACCTGTGATGAAATAAATGCTTGTTTTGGTCTGTTATCTAAATCAAGATAAGCATCACCCATCATTTCTTTGATTTTGTTGTCTTTGCTTGCTAAGTCGAATATACTCTTTCTTGCCATTATAATATTTTCTCCTGTTATACAAATGTTATAAAATCACTTGCACATGTTGTATCGACATTAACTTTTCCCCAACCAACAACATCATAAAATCTTTGAAGAATAGATTGAAATTGTTTTTTCCATTGTTCTTCTTTATCAATATTAAATATGTTTTTAAATTGTTTTGGATATTTACCAATATAACCAATTACTTCAGTGTTTAATTCATTATTAGGATTAACATATATCAATTTTATATCAGAACCATCCCCAACAGTTTCTAAACTCAATCCATATTTAGCAACCAAATAATTATAATTGACGGCTGCTTTGACATGTTGAGGGCAGTGTGAAGGATATATAATTTTATCATTTTCAACAAATGAATCTATATCAAAATTATATTTAGTATAATTTCTAACAGAAACACATTTTGAAATTGATTCAATTGATGCATCATAGAATTCATCATAGATATTACCTAGCACTTCTGTTACTTTTTCTACATCAGTATATTCCATGATATTTCTTAATAAATTATCCAAATGCTCTTTACAGAATTCTGGTGTTGTTGTTCGTACAGTTTCGATACCTGTTTTTGACAATTTAGGTTTGTCAGTATATAATGTACCATCCTTGTATGAAATTTTTCCTTCATCGTCAAGCACCAAGTCTGCATATTTTTTCTTCTTGATAGTCAACTTTTTGAGAATTATTTTTTCTCTTTTAAAATTAATCATTTGAGGTACACCGAACTGTTCAGCATATTTGTCAAGTATTTTTTCAAAGAATGGTTTTAAAAATCTCTTATCCAAAATATTTGCAAATTTTCTAAATTGTTCATTATTTTTAAACTCAATTCCAATTCCTTTTATTACTTCATCAAGACAGATATAATTTGAATCTGTATCAACAATAACTACTACGTTGTCTTGAATCTGTGGAAGTGTTTTACCTTTACAAAGTTCAGGTAAATATTTATGCACTTCCAAATGCCAACGTTCTTTCATGTACAAGTTTATTTCATCAGAGAGATACTTAATTAAATGTCTTCCACCAATCGTGATAGCTGAAGCATTCTTAGCGTTATAAAATGCGAAGTGTGGATTACCTAATACACCGTACATCGAATTGATAAGAATCTTTCTTACTAGCTGTTGACTGTCATAATATGTTGCTGAATGGCCCTCGGTTTTTATTTCACCTGTAAGGCGTTCAACAAGCTCAATTGGTAAGAATGTATTTTTTGATATTTCTCCAATGTTCTGTTTATTTTCAAGTCCGTCTGCTACTTTGGACTTTTGTTTAAAGTATTTTCTTTCGTTAAATATATTCTCCACAATTTCAGGAAGGATACCTTTTTTATCTTTACGATAGTAAATTCCTGAAATTTGAAAATGACCTTGTGGCGTTTCACAGTCATATAAATCAGATGCCGGAGTTTTAATTAATCCTTCTTCACTGTCAGGCATATAAACCAAAGTTTCTGGACTAATGTTATACATCATAATCATGTGAGGATACTCAGACTCAACATCATAAGACATTAAGTACTGAAATAACCCCGGTGTCGCATAAACATACGCACCGGGATACAACTCCTTATGTGTTTCTGGTGGGTCAGGAAACATAATGTTCTTCTTGTGAAGATAGTGAACAAAATATCCTGTAACCAATGCAATTGTTGAATAAACTCTTTCAAATGGAATCAATGCTTCATAACAAAAGCTAATAATAAGAGGAATACATTGTTTTTTATCCTCAATTGCTTTTGTCAATAAAACGTCTTGAACATTATACTCAACAAAACGATTCCAATCTGTTTTATATATCTGATTTATTTCGCCTTCAAATTCGAGCTTACCTTCATTTACTTCTTCCATACCAACATTATTTAGTTTGTATGAAGCAAGTTTCTTATATGTAAATTTTTTATATGATTCTAATCCATCAAGAATTGATATTCCGGCAATTGAATACGCATTCATTGTATTATCAAAATTTTTCACTTTGACATCATCGTATATATTTAGAGGAGATAAACATAACTCAATCTCAAGTTTTTTACAACGATTAATAAAATATGGAATATCGAATAACTTTACATTCCACCCTGTAATTATATCAACGTTCCTTTTTCTGAAATCTTTAATGAATCTTTCAAGCATTGATTTTTCATCGGGAATATAATGATATTCTTTAACTAAAAGACTATCGCCCGTATATTCTTCTGTACCATACGTTATAACTTCGTTAGTTTTTGAATAATGAATTGAAATCAAATTAATTTCGTATGGTACAATATCAGCAATGTTTTGTGGGAATGTAGAACCAGATTTAAGCTCAATATCGATTGTAGCAATCTGAAAATCATCCATATCAACTGGCATATTAACACCAATATATCTCTTTTGTAAAAACTTCATGTCCTCAGACAATGATGCTTCACATGTCTTTACTTTTGAGAATTCGACAAAACTCTTCATGTCTTTTCTCGTTTTAGACGTCTGTAATATTACCGGATTTCCCCAAATATCTTTTTTGTCGGACATCCGCGTTTTATCAGGAACATAATATTCTATATCTGATTTTACAGAAATTTTTTGACTTTTTCCATTCATAGTTTCCCATAAATGAATAGTGTTACTATAATTATTATAGTAGATTCTTCTGAACCCCATTACCGTTTCTCCTACAATTTGTTTCTTATTATTTTTGTTTTCTTATTATTTCAAATTTTGAATAAAGATGACGTTCTAACGTTTCCATTTTGTTATGAAATTCCATATCATTTTTAACAAAGATACCCGCACTTTTGGGATGTCCACCACCCCAACCAAAATCTTCAAGCACTTGTCCTATGTTAATATCTTCAGAACTTGTACGAAGAGAACATCTTCCCTTCTTAGGATGTTTAACTACAACTAAATTGTATCCCTCTTCTTTAATCAATTTGTCGGCAATCTCATTTACGAAGTCATTTTCAAAAACTACACATGCATTAATATTATCAAATTCATGTACTTCTAATTCATCGTAAACTTTTTGAAATTTTTCATCTAATTTTTGTAGAAAATCAACCTCCTCATTTGTAAAGTCAACACGTCCGTCCATAAACTCGTCTCTAAAATTTGATGGTCTATATTTGTAAAACATTAAATCATTCAATTGTTTACTTTCAGGATATTTTAGATTCCAAACATCATAATCATTAATGAAAGTTGCAAATTTATCCAGATGAGATAGTTTAATATCGTACATTTTTTCAACAAAGTATTTTACCAATACCGTTGCACAAACTTTTTTATCTGGAATTACAAATCTCATTCTTTTGGGGTCATGTAAATCAGATGGATGATGGTCAATCATTATAATTTTATCAGAAATTTTTAAATATTTTCTTTCTGATGGATAAATATCTGTTAAAATTACATAATCATAATTATCATAATTTATGATTTCTAACTTTTCATCAATGTTATAAAACGATGAGAAAATATATGTGATATTTTTATAGACATTTCCTAAAACTATACTGCATCCACAACCATCAAGGTCAACATGTGTAATGTTTAGAATCCTTGCACCCAATGGTATTTTCTTCATAAATCTCCTTAAAATTTTTATAGTACCTTAAATTTTTTATAGTACCATAAAAAGTTATCACTTTATCAATCACTTTGACTATAATATGATAAATTCTAGTGGTCTTGTCAATATTTATTTTTAAAAAATTTCCATCAACATATTAACGTATCCCGGTGACTCAGTATACCAATGGTTATCCATCATTTGTTTATATTGATTCAAAACAATTTGATTATATTTTTCTGGTTCACATAAGTCATCAAATAGCTTATCAATCTGCTCAACTGTTATTGTATCAGGAACCTTAACCTGACAAATATCATACGGTGATGGTCTTCCATTTGTAAAGAATGTTCCAATACCTAATGCACCAACAGCACAATATTCCTGATATTTTATATATGATTTTGAGTAGTTGAAGTAGTTCGGCACGAGCGGGGAAATACCAAAATCTGGTCTAATATTTAGAATTGCTAAATGATACTGGTATGAATGCAACCACGGAACAACTGTGATTTTCTTTTCAATTGGTTTAAAAAACCAAGGACATCCACCCATCTGAAAGAAATCTATCTTTCCATCAATTACAGAATTGATTACCCATTCCTGCCAAGCATTATCCATATCTCCTGCCATTTTATATTCATCACTCCAGTGTGTAGGAGAAGCAGACCAAATAACTTTTGGCTTTCTTAATTTTTTTGTAATAGGTGGTTTTCTTTGACTTCCCCAAAATGCTTGAGCCACAGTATTGTGTATCACTTTAATCTTACTCTTCTCAACGTCTTTAGAGGCTATATAATCACCTAAAAATTTTGTAGAGACACAAACCACGTCCATTAACTTCATTATCTCTATGGATGCTTGTTGGACTTCTGGTGAGATTGTTTTTTTACCAAAATTATATTTTGGTATCTCTTCACCTAATTCAGTACCATCCCAAATAAAATCATCAATATCATAAATCATTTTGAAGTTAAATTTCTTTTGGAGTTCTTTATATTGTCTGACCACAGGAATTTGTTGCGGTGCCATTGTTCTTTGGAAAAATATACTTCTGGTTCTTTGCAATATTTCTGGTTGCATGATGAACATTCCCTGTGCTCCCATAAGTAAATTAAATCTTCCTGTCTTTCCAAAAACAGAATTCAAATACTGCATAGGAAATATATTTCTTATATGTCCACAACCAGTACTATCACTCGGATAACTAATTACAACATTCTTTTGTATCTTTACAATAGAATCGTTCTTTTGAGTCACATTTTTATAATTTTTATTTGGATTGTTTAATTGTTCTTTAAACACATCCATTTCTGATGTTGGTAGTAAACTAACTATACTCATTAAACTTCTCCTAATTTTATTATTTCAACTTTTACATTTTCATCGTAACGTGTTTCATATGACGGTTCATCTACAAATTTGTAAATTGTTCCACAATTTTCACAGGATATTTTATTAGCTTCACCACATATAGTTCCAATTAAACTACTATATTCAGAAGTTGGGGCATAATCATCTTTACAAACAATACATGTCATGTGATTATGAATTACGTCATTACATATTTCACAACATATTTCTGGAAATATTTCAATTTTAACTACATCACCAATTTTACACATTAAACTTCTCCTGTAATTTTATCATAAAGTAAAGTCTGGCAAGAATCTTATAAACCTCTTCTTTATCTTTAGATTTAAGTTTCATTGCCTCAACATAATTTTTCATTAAATCTGGAATAGAGGATAAATTACATGCCTTAATATCAATATCCACTTTATCATCTGATATATTGATATACACAGGTGATAATTTAACAGGATATAATTTTTCTATTTTCTCAATGTATTTATTATATTCTTCAGGTGTATATTCATCATCTTTATATTTAATAACCACATCAACACGATTATTTTTAATCATTTCTTCTGTAAAGCGTTTAGGATATTCCAATTGTACAAATTTTGTTGATACGTCATTTGAAAAGAATTTATGTTTGTTTGTTCTCAAATTGTAAATTATAAATCCTCTCTCTTCATCCATATCCGCTCTTGTTAATTGATATGGAGTACCAACATACACAAATCTGGTTTCTCCAATATCTCTATCACTTCGTGTATGAAAATGACCAGAAAATATCTTCTTGGCACGTCTAAACGTTGTCGGGTCAATTCCATTCTTACTTAAAACATGTTTATTAAAACTAAATCCTGCAATATCAAAATGCCCCATTACCGTTTCAGCAGGATATTCTTGCATAATATCAGGAATATCTTTTTGATTAACCATCCACGGAATCATCAATATATCTTTATTTAGTATTTTTATAATTTGTGGTTTATCAACTACAGTGACATTATCGAATTTGTAAAGAAACTTCAGAGAATGAACATCTGTTGTCGAATTATAATAAATATCATGATTACCAATCAGAATATAAATTTCAAAATCTTTTAGAGTTTTATCAAACAAATCAAATACGATGTTGTGTGTTCGTGTATTAATAGTCGTTCTTGATTCAAATAAATCTCCAAGAATAAATATATTGTTAATTTTATTTTTATTCAGAAAAGGCACTAATACTTCTTCAAAAAAGCGAATACTACTTTCTAATACCTGTTCTGAATTATTTTCATACCCAAAATGAGTATCTGTCAAAATACAAATATTGTTATTCATCTTTACATTAATTCCTTATCAAAATTTTCAATGAAAGATAAACTAATAAATGTGTTTTTTATTCTTTTATTTTTTTTGAAATACAAATAGAATGCATTGTATGCGTATCGTGTAAAATACGCAAATGGATTTGAAGATTTATTTTCATCAAATAAATGAACATACCTACACATAACAAAGGTGGCTTCACTTATCATCTCATCTTTTCTGTCCTGAGTATAATTTATAAAACTCGGCTTGTTGAGAATGTTAATTGCGATTAATCTAAAAATCTTACCTATCTCATTGTAGGCTTTTCTACTTCCTGTTTTTTTGTATTCAATAAGCAATCTTAAAAAGTCTTTATTGTCCACGTAAACCATATGCTTACCGTTAATCCTTTAAATATTTAATTGTCGAAAATCCATTTCCTTTCTTTTGAATCTCAATGAGTGATTCAAATTGTGAAAAATATTCTTTTTTTAATCTATGTGATATGATGTATATTCCTAAATTGTTTTCATCATCAATCATATTGTTCATACTTTCAATTAACTTCTCTAATCCCACTTCGTCAATTGAACTATCAAACAATTCATCAATAACCAATAAATTACAATTCCATGTTGCTAGTGATTTTTTGATAGCAATAAAGGAGAGAAGAATGGACATGTCTATCCTCTTCTTCTCCCCTTCAGAGAAACAATAATAAGAAACATTTTCGAGACCAATATTAACCACTTTAATGTTTTCTTCCATAAACTTATCAAATTTGATGACAATGGGCAATTCAAATAACGTGAGATATTCATTGATATTATAATTTAAAATAGGAATCATCTCTTCAAAAACATATGATTTAATTCCAGTATCGGATAATGCCTTTACTACAATGTTTCTATAATTTAAATCCTGTTCTTCCTGTGCCACTCTTGCTTGTATATCACTAAACTGTTGTTTTTTGTTTTTAAGGTCTTCTTTTGCTTTGGCGATGTCAAAATCAAATGTTCTATCTTCAATTGTTTTTCTTCTGTTCTCGTAGCTAGTCAAACGAGATTGTATATCTTTTGCTTTATCTTTTAAAGTTTGAACATTACTTTTTTTCACTTCATATTTGTAAATGTCTTGTTCAATATCTTCAATATCATCATTAATAACTTTTAATTCTTCTTCATATAATTCAATTGACAATTCATTTTTGGTCTTAATCTCACTTAAATTTTTAATTTGAGATTTTTTATATTCATTTGAGATTTTATTATTACATGTTGGGCAAACATCATGAGATTCAAGAAACTCAATATCATCTTCAGAATTTTTTACTTTAAGTTTATATTCTGCAATTTTAGATATAATACTTTCTTTTTTAGAATTTAATTCTTCTCTATTGTCAATTGGTTTTAATTTCTTGAGGTCTTCTGCGAGTCGTTTACCATTTTCTTTTATTTCGATTAATTTATTTTTATATTGTCTAATTTCAACATCAACATCTTTAATTTCATTCTTTTTATCATCTTCAAATCGTTTTTTAGTCTCCTCAAGTTCTTTTATTCTTTCATCGTCTTCTTTAATCGATTGTGTTAAAAGTGTAATAGTGTTATTTGAGATTCCAATTTTGACTTTTAAATCTTTAATTTCATTTTTAACAATTTTTGTCATTCCGGCAAATACATCAATTGAAAATATTTGTTCAATAATTTCACGTTTTTTAGGAAGAGGTAATTTTAAAAACGGTTCATTGTGATTTATTGACAATGAGATAATTTGTTTAAATATGTTATAGTTTATGCCAATAATCTTATTAATTTCATCCTGAGTTAAACCTTTTGATGAAAGAATTTTCACTGGAATACCATTTTTAGTTATAGATAACTTTTTAGGTTTTAATCCTCTTGTCAAGACATATTTGTTATCATTTATCAAAAATGTGTAGGTAACTTCAAGATTTTTTCTGTTATATCTATTGATGAGGTCATCAATTTTGATTTTACGATATGGTTGTCCAAATAGACAAAATGATAATGTATCAAGTAGAGCAGAAGACTTACCAGAACCATTATTACCAGTTATTAAATTTAGACCGTTATTAAATTCTATCTTTGTTACTTTATTACCAAATGATAAAATATTTTTAAATTCAGCACTCTCAAATGTCAATTTCATTAAAATAAAAACTCCACGGGATTAATCAATATATGTTAATATAATATTTTTTATAAAAAAGTCAATAGTAAATATAATTTTTTTCATTTGTTAACTTTTTAAGGTACTATAAAATTTTTATGGTGCTGTAACTTTTTTATAGTACCGTAAAATTTTTAAGGGGGCTTTATTATACTTAAAGTATATATAATAATATTAATATATTAATATATTTATATATTAATATATATATAATTAATAATT